GCGGCGGTCGTGGATCATCCGGGGGAGGCTATGGCAATCGCCGTGGGGTACCGGGCACCGGACGCTACTCGAGACGATATCGTAGATAACCATGAGGGGGGGACCGGTTTCCCCCTCCTAAAAAACAGAGGAATATGAGACTAGATATGTATGATGATTTCCCTTCCGGCATGCGATCCTACCTGAAGGCGTATGGCTGGCATTTCTCCAAGGCCATGTGCGATTGGGCCGTATCCATGATGGAGAAGGAGGATGGAAACGGGAAGAAGGTCAAGATAACCCCTTTCACCAAGGAGCAGGTGGATGAGATGCTGAAGAAGTATAGCGTTGACGTGAAGAAAAAGGGTGGATACGATTATGTTTACGCCGCCAACATGTGCAAGGCCGATTACCTTGGCTCCTCCGTGCCTAACGAGCAGTACGCCGCTCTTTATGTCAAGAACGTCTGCGACGATCCGGACGCTTACGACGGGATAGTGTTCACCCGGTTCTACGCTGATTGCATCGGGTCCGGCACGCCTATAATATGGGAGGAGATGATGTGATGGGAGGCTGGGGCTACATACTGAGGATCTTGAAGGGAGAGTCCCCCAAGGACGTGCTGGCGAGTATGCCGGAGAAGGATTTTGACAAGGTATCCGAGGTGGTGGGCAATCTCAAGGCAACCAATCTCACCCGGCAACAAAGGAGGAGGATAGAGCGGGAGTTCAAGACGGTAAGGAGATGATACGACGGGATTACCATATCAAGAGATACGACTGGGTGATCCACGTGCTGTATAACGTCACCTGCTCGAGGACATCCGATATCATGGCCCTATTGAGGAGGGTCGGTTGCCCGGATAGCAAGATACGGGAGGCTTATGGCAATATGGGGTCGTGCAATCTGGACGTGGGACTTACTTATTCCAACTACCGGCGAAGGGAATCCGTCATGGTGATAGGCCGGACCTCGTCTTACGGGGAGTTCTCCAATTCTCTATTTCATGAGTGTCGGCATTTGACGGATCATATGTCCTTGGCCTTGGATCTGGAGATCGGAGGGGAGCCTATCGCTTACTTGGCTGGCGATATAGGAGCCTTGATGTCCGATGAGATAAGGATGTTCATCTGCGATTGCCATCGTCACAAGAACGATATAAACGATGAGTTATGGGAAAGAAAAAAGAAGATAAAAAGAAAAAGGAATCCGTAAGACGGGAGATAGACCGCCTCACGGATTCCTTGGATTTCGAGCCTGTTAACTTCTACGAGGTGATGAATCGTATTAGACACTTGATGTGCCTGTTATGATATCTCTGAAATTAGGCAACTGCAAATAGAACGAGAACCGGCTTAACGGTCTCCATCGTTCAAGCAATGATTGGTTGCACTCATTCCATCCATCTTTTCCGAAGCGGATATCCAAGGCATTAGTTATCTTACGCACGATAGACTGGATGTATGGTACATTTGCCCTGTTTCCAATGGAAGGGGTATAAATACATATTTTGTATATTCCTCCATTAATACAATCCCAGCTTCCCCTATAAAAAGTGATATGGACTTTGTCTAGTATTGCCTCGTCTGACAAGCTTATAAATCCGTTGTAACATCCGACGTACCTAGCTTCGAATACTTTTAACCCAGTGGACGAGCGAAGAAGCTTTTTCAATTCTCTCTCGTCCCGGACAATTTGGCTTATTCCCATGAATATATCATTTAATCTATGTCGGCCTTTTATTTTTTTTGATTAACTCATCAAGTATTTTTATCGCCAATAGCGGATCTTTATCCGTAAAGGCATTCCATACTTTTATTCCGGGTTTCACCCTAGAATAATGATGTAGCACTATATTGTTGGCTTTATCCAGTCTTCCGGTTCTGTATATCCATAACATCCCGGGATATAACTGGAAGTTTTTCATTATCTTCTTGGCTTGTCTTAATCTCATGTTATTTATTATTAATAGAATGCTCTAATTCCGTAACCAATGACACATTGCAGATAGCTCTTTGTCTCTGCCACTCAAGAAACTTATTTTGTAATTCCTCGTTTCCCGAGTCAGATATTAATCTGAGCAGTTCAGATTCTATTTTGCTAAGTTTTCCAACTTCGATTTGATGATTACTTTTACTCATGATTTCTTACGGTTAGCTACTAATTTCAATTTATATTCTTAGCTGTTAGTTATTCTTTGAAATCCAGTTATCAGTATCACAGTGAAAGCAATATCCGGTTTTAGGATGCTCCGCACCGTCTTTAGCTCCACAGGTTCCACAATAATACTCCTTGTCATATTCCGGGGAAAGACCTTTATTCCGTTCTTTGATAACGGCTTTTCTTTCTTCAAGCATCATCATTTTATCGGGATTACGACTCAAGTAAAACTTTCTGACTTTCCGTATTTGTTTCTCAAACAGATCATCAGATTCGGCAATTTGTTTTGAGGTATATTTGCTCATGATTCTGTTATTCTTAATGTTCTACTAACTCTAACTCTGATTCAAAAAATTCCTCGAAATACATTTTCCCGTTAGGATAATGGAGCATAACACAATAAAGGTTTTCTTCACGTACCCCATCTTTGGTTTTAACTAAAGACTTTTCTTCCACGACTTCAGCGATAACGCCGACTTCCGACTTATGCCTTTCGTTCGTACACCACACATGTTGTTTTATTTTATATTTTGTTGCCATATTCGTTGTTTTTTAATTATAAGCCTTCATAGTAGGCTCGGTTAATACTATTCCTCTAGATCGGGTATAGGCATCCACATATCACATTCATAATCTCCGTAATCTTCAAACTCAAAATCCCCGGATGTTGCGACACGTGGAGGTTTCCCGGCTTCAACAACTATATAACCACTAACTATTGCTCCATTTGATACCATCCTGCAAAGAACCATCTCATTTTCTTTAGGTAATCTTTCTTTAATGCTTACCCACGGGGATTGCTTTGCCAGCCATTCGGCACCTGCTTTGAAGTCCTCACGACAATTATCTTTGCGAAGCACATAGTCATCCGCATCCACTTCTTTGAGAACATTCTTGCGAAAACTCGTTTTTCTTATGGCGTAATCCTTTGCCGCTTCTTCTACTGTCTGTCTCATATCAATCTTGCTCATATTTATTTCTCCTTTTTATAACTTTTACAAATGTTACTTCTTGATCCGGATTTTCTGCCTCAAACCTAAATTTCTCGTTATAGAAGTCTATGAGTTCATCGAGGTCTGTAAATTCCTTTTCCACGTTATCGATGTAGTATGTCGTTTTTGGCTTGCCGTATGATAGCTCGTCTTTTCTTGGGGTGATAGTAACAGCGGAAATCTTGTTAACGTCATCCCTGTACTTAACAATTCCACTACCTTCCATAGACATACAGGACAATATCCTTAATTGTAAATCATCACGTGTGATCATCATTACCTCCTTTCAGTAGTTCGGGATTGTCATAAACATTACCTATTACTTTAATTTCTCTTTTATAATCAGTCCACCAGCAAGGACTAACTTGCTGCCAATGACGAGTTTTAAGATCACAGCCCAAATCCGTAAGATTAGCCAAGCAATAACTCGCCCATTCATCTATGTACTTAATCAATTTAGGATATTTGCCATTCACGCTGATAATGTCCCCCTCGTAAATCACCTTTCCGCTCTTGTCTTTTAAGCCTGTGAACTGGCCTACGGTGTCTTTATGAATGTAATCCCATTCCATAAAAAACGGAGAGGCAGAGCCTTCATTGAATACTCCTTCATTTTTTATGATTATCATATTTTGCATTTCTGTCTCTAAATTCTTTAGTGTCGTAAGCATACCATGTACCCATTTCCCGCTTGTCGTACTTTTTCCTCTGAATTTAATCTCACGCATTTTGTACTCCTTTCTCTAAAATATCCTCACAAGCTCTACTATCGCACCTAATCGGCTTTTGATGGAAGGAGCACCAAGCCTCTCCGTTTGCGTCTTCATCCTCGATAAGTCGGCAATCGCCGCATTTATCTGTTAGGAATTTCTTGTCAAGGCATCCTTCCTTGATAAGCCATTCGATCATTTCGGCGATGGCATCAAAAAGGCTCTCTCTGCAATATGACTGGGCAAGGTTACTTCCTGCGGAATACTTTATCGTAAATTCTTTATCTCGTGGAAGTATGAATAGGTAATAGTTATATCCCTCATATTCTATTTGATCGGGCATCATCCCGATTAGATAGGATAGAGACCAAGCCGGGCAATCGTCTTGGTATGAACGATCGTAATACTGGCTATCTCTAAGAAGTATAGTTTCTGTCAAAGTGTATGTCTCTCCGTATACATTATAGAAAAACTTTCCTTTTTCGTCTTTACGGATATCCTCCCATGGTGCTATATTACTTTCATCGTCAACATATAGTAAAACCATGTCTGCCGTATCCGGTCTCACCCCGGCCTCTAATAGCCGGGATGATTGTTCTTTATTCGTGCAAATTTGATTCATATTATAATTCGTTGTTAAAATATTCCTTATTATCCACATTTACCCCTCCTGTATTATGACATCCCCATCCTTATCCGTGAACACGTCCACTAAATCGTAGTAATATTGATCATCGGACGTGCGGATCATTACCTCCGCTTCCGGGTCTTGCTCTTGGAGTAGAGCTATTAGTTCTTTATTTCTCATGACTGTTATTTTATTTCCTCATTAATAAAATCCTTCATCTCTTCATCGTAAACCCCGCTGTCACGCTGGAGCTCCAAGCATTTATCCTTGGAAAAATTGGCCTCCCTAGCTATATTAGCGGCCATAGATGGTGCCCTTAGCTCGACAACGAGCATTTGTATGGCGTACCATACGCCTCTGCAAAAGTCCAAATCGTTCATGTTGTTATATTTACTCTCATCATAGATATTTCATTCTTTGGTAATAAGTCATCTATATATGCCCATCTCTTTACGGGCATCTTTCCACACAGATCGTTATAGCCCTTTTCACTCATGCATGGTCCGCCGATAAGTATAGCTCCACTCTCAAACTCGATCAATATGATATTCCCTTTGGCGGGGAATACTTTTCCCTCATTCCATGCAGAGTTTATACGCCAGTTAGCTCCATCCCTAAACGCTTCGTGCATAGCGATTACAGGCGCCCCATTATATCCTAATGCTTTCCCTGAGTATTTTGCCGCTGCTTTTTCGATATCTTCTTCCTTCATGTGTTATTTATTTTGAGTTTTTTTTATTACGATCGCTCGTGTTTCTATAGATGTGCCACTTTCTTTAAATTCTCCATCATTGATTACATATACATTTGCATTCAAATCTTTCAGCCATTGACGGAAATCGATACAAACGGTTTCGCTTGCAAATTCCCAATGGGCGCTTGTTATGGCTG